GGGGGAGGTGGCGGTTCATCCCCATTCTACCTGCCCGGAAGGTTCTTAAAATGCTATCCTTCAAAAGCCGGTTTAGTTTCGCTGTTTCCTCAGCGGTTTTGTTTACCCGGATACTACCGGGGCCACGGATCACCTCCTGGCAAATCTCTTGGCCAAAAATGTGACTCCTTTCACATAAGGAGTGGCCATAGGTGCGACCATCTCAGCAGCTGCCTCGATCTGGCTGGATCTATCAGCTACGAATTCTATGGACTTCCGCATCGCGTTCTTCAAGAAACCAAAAACCTGCGCCAAATGCAAGGGGTTCTCGTACCAAAACTCGTTGGAGCCTATAGCAAGAGCAGCATTCGCATTGAACAACTCCTGCATCTGAATTCGGCTCACATCCTTTGGATACCTCAACGAGTTGGTTATGAACTCAACACAGCTGTCCACAGTTATGTCGTAAGCATTAGTGGTCGCACCTGCTGTAGTGAGCGAAGTGGTAGGAGGGATAACAGCAAAATGAAATGCAGCCTGTGAGAAGCTGTCATAATCAACGTAAAATCCCATGTCCCTCTCTGTCGTGCGAGCATAGCCATTTCGTGCAGGATCCATCAATAGAAACGTGAATGCACCTTTGGCAGCATCCATTCTTTGGATCTGCATGGACTGAAAACTACTCCAATCCAGATTGTAAAACTGCAAATTGTCTGGATTCGTGGATGTAGACGAAGAGCCCGAAAGGACTCGCCCAGCGAATATCGTACCACCCTTGGCCATCTCAGGGCTTACATTGGAGATCAAGAGTGATGCCGCCAAACAACGGCAACGCTCACCGATCAAAAAGTCACCCCCCTTGTCAGGATCAATTGCACCTCCAGACAACAACCTCCAATGCATCATGCCTGCCGTGCCTGCTGGGTCATAAACCCAAGCAGTATTGCCATCATACGTGTTACCTGCTGTGCTCAAGGTAACTTGGCTGGTGTTGTACATCCCGTCATAATCCTGATCAGGAAAGTTGGCATTCAAAAACATTTTCATGCCAACCTTGAAAGTGTTGATCTGGAATTTGGCGGCTCCAAGGTCAGCCACTACTTTATCTGGGGTGTCAGTACTCGCACTCTCAAGAGGAGCTATCCAAAACCTGGACAGTATGGGCCTGAACAATCCAGCCGGCGTGCTGGTGACAGCATCAGCGTCGTACACAACCGGGACCTTAGTTTTAAGGCTCAGATACTTGACACCTGATTTAACGGTACGTGTAGAACCCGTACCAGTGCTGCCACCTGCAAGACTGTCCAACAACAGTGTTCTAGCAGGTCCAACCTTCTTGATCTGCCCATCTTCGTCAAGGCGCTCCATCTCAAAATCACAACCAATACCCCAGTTCATGTTCAAGGTGACCCCCAACATGTAAGACCAAGAGAAATCCAACCGCAAATACAATTGATCTTCGGCATGCATGAAGATGAATCTTCCAACTGATTTGGCATCAAAAAGCGGCATCATCTTACCATGCCATGGGACCATCGTGTTCAGCTGGTATGTAGCACTACCGAAAAGCTGCATACCATACAGCTCCAATGGTCTGGGCTTGTCCAACAACTCCAAATTGGGCTGCCCCGTCGTAGTAGAGGGGCCCGTAGTACCATTGGTGACGACCTCAACCGGGCCAAGAACCTCACCAATTGAGTCTTGATTTTGACCACCAACCGTTGTGTTGGCAGTGTTGCCACTGAATGTCGCTGCATACATCACCCTGGTACCAACTGTCAGCACCTCACACTTGGCGTACATCAGGCCAGGCAGACCTATCAAGGCAACCAAAACAGAACCATTCGGAAAACCTCCTGGTAGTACGCTCAAAGCAGTGGCACTAATAGTTGAGTCGATGGTGCGCCACCTTTGGAGACTGCTCCGTATAGGGGTGGTTTCCAAGGGAAGGCGCACCTGAAAGTTGTATGGGTAAGCAAGCATGTCTGCTGCAGCCATTCGCTGCACCATTCCTCTGCCCCCAGTACTCTCATAGTGTTGCTGTCTTCGCACTTGCACAACATCTCTGTTGTACGTCTGTTTAACTGCCTTCTTAGTCCTATTGACGTTGTCGGACCCGATGGCTTTCGCTCGATCCATCTCGCTCTGCTTCTTGCGTCTCCTGCGCTCAGCTTTGGAGATCTGCGTTGTCTTCTTTGGCGGCATCAGGGTGTCTTGCGCCTCAAGTTTGCTGTGGAATAGGCCGCGCGAAACACAGGTATAGCTGCCTGCACAGTATCTTGCACTGTTTCTGCTATCCCTGGGTGCGGTTGGTTGTTATCTTCCAAAGGTTGCACCTGCAACCGCAAGTAGTTTGCGATTATGGCAACCAAAGTGGTGAAGATCCAAAACAAGTTGAGCGCACGAACGACCCGAGCCGGATAATCCGTGGTTCTTTGCTGTCGTTTTAATGGTTTGGACCATTGGCCCACCCCCATCCCTTTTTACCTACAACAGCAGACTAGGCAAAGGACGGTCGTCAACCCGTCAGCCCGCATGCAGGCAGCCTACAACGGCGCATTGCGCCGGACTATGCATCAATGGGGGGCAGTCGTCACTCTGTCAGCCCTTTTATAGGCCGCATACCCCCAATCCTTCAAGGCGGTCAGCAGCTGCCGACCGCCCACCCCACGTCTTCAAGATGATGCACCTGCGGTACAGACGTGTTCAACATATCACTGAGTTTGCCATAAACAACAAACGAAACATCATCCCAGTGCTTATCATTGAAGGCCTTGAGCTCCGGGTCCTGTAACCAACCTTTCTTATTGGCATACAATGGTATAGTGAGTGCAGCAGCAACTGATATGACAAGCTGCAACTCTTCACAGGAATCACGATGTGTGTCATGCAATAACCTTTTAAGC